TACTTTCTGCTTTACTAATTACTTCATTTAAAGATACAACTTTTTCTTCTTTTAATTCTGGATATAGCTTTAATAAAGTCTTAAGCGCTATACCTTTTACTCCTGGAATGTTATCTCCTTTGTCTCCTACAAGCACTTTGTGTGTTAAAAAGTTTTGTGGAGGAATGCCATACTCAGCTCTAACATCATCAGGATAGTAGATTTTCTTCTTCACAGGTGAATATACTGACACTCTATTTGATACTAGTTGCAAATAATCCTGGTCTGTAGAAAGAATCACTACCTTTTCAGGTAACTTAGAAACTAAATACCCTATCGAATCATCTGCTTCTATTTTATCAATAGCAATAAGATCAACAGGAAGACATTTTAAGTATTCTACAAGCCTAACTATTTGATTAGTGATTGCTTCGGATTCTTCTTCTTGGTTGTCAAAAGCATCCCAATTAGAAATCTTAGTAATGTGTCTGTTTGTTTTATATTCAGGATACAAGTATCTCTTATTGGTGGATCCTCCAACTCCATCAAATACAAGGATTACTCTAGTTGGTTCTAGTTGTCTTATGACAGCTCCTATGGATTTGAGAAAACCTGTTAAGCCTCCTATATGATTGCCTTGTGGGTTTAAGTGATGTATTGCTACAAAACTTCTAAGAAATGTATTCAGCGAATCAACGATTAAGACCTTGCTGTTTTTGTGCAAGGTCTCTTGTGTTTGATGCGCTTCTAACATCATATCGAAGTACTTACTATAATCTTTAGCCATTTATTTTATTTTACTCATCTGAAGCATCAAATACATCTTTGTTGTCTTCGTCTGTTTCAATTACTACTTCAAAATCAGTAGAACCCAAAGTCTTTAACCAATTCTTAGAGTGTAATTTCTTATAAGCATCTATTGCTTGTTTGGTATCGTCTATAAAGCCATGTGCTGTCATAATTACCTTACCAGCTGATGTTACATCATTAACGTGATTCTTATCACAGCTGATCTTAGTTCTCTTAGCAAACTCTACATCTTTACCATTCTTAGTTGCCTTAATTTTATTAGTACCTGAATTGGTTACATTACCAAACGTAATAATTAAGGATGAATCGAAGTACATTGTGTCACCACCCTTATTTTTCATCTTAGGTTGTGCCATTATGTTTTCTGCTTTTGCTACCCAAATCTTATTAACAGCTACCATTGTATTGGTATATGGTTGGCTTTGCTTTCTTGAAAGAACAACTTTCTGATTGATAAAGTTTCCAAACTCTCTTGACATCGCACCTGCATTCCACTCATTATTGTTCTTGTTCGATTCAATAGATAATCTACATGGAATAGAACCCACAGAGTCCCAAAAGAAACATAAGTCGTAAGGCAAATTGCCTTTCTTTTGTTCGTCTAATAAATCTGCAATAAAAGCTGATACGTCTTCAATACAAGTTAATCTTTCTCTGTCAACATAGATAAAGAAGCCTTTATAGTCCTTTATCTCACCATCTTCGTCAGCTATTCCTTCAAACTGTAATCCCATCTCCTTAGCATGATCCCAATTCCATTTCATCTCTGTGATAATAAAAACAGGCAAGATACCCATCTTCTGAGCACTTACGGCTGCTTCTAGAAGTGCGGTAGTCTTACCTGTGTCAGAGTGACCTCTGAGTAGAGTGATATGGCCAATTGGTATGCCTGGAATAGAAAGGCAATCTTGGAATGCTTGAGAAAGAGGAATCCAGGTTTGTTCCTTCATTTTAATTGAAGTACTGGAAAGGTTTTTAGACTTAATGAAGTTGTCTAGATTAAATGATCCCTTAATAGCCTTACTCACACTGGAGTTTAGACTATCCTCTTTGCTTTTCGCCATAACTTATTGTTTATTTAAATAGATCGTCGAACTCTTGGTCGATACTTGGTTTAGTTGTATTTAAAGTATACGCTTCTGTTTTAGGAGCTTCTACTTCAGGTGCTGGTGCTGTAGGTTCTTCAACTTCAGCCTCAGGGTTTAACCAACTAAGTAAAGATGCTTTCATCTCATCGTATGAATACTTCTTGAAGATAGTCAATGGATCAGGTTGATTATTTAACCACTTCTCTACTTCAGTTCCGCTTTCAGATAAAGGAGTTGTCTTAGTACGAACACGTACTTTAGATTGATTGAATCCTGTACCATTAGCTGCTGCATCTGTAGTCTCGATAGTGATATCACGACCTTGAATAGGATCTGTGTAATCACCTACATCTTCATCTTCAGCGATGCTCAATAACTCTGTGTAAACTTGTTTACCAAATTCCCACAAACGAACACCTTTTTCTTCTTCACCACGTACAATCACAGGTACAAATACTCTCATCTTTGGTTCTAACTTTTTAGCCAAAGTCCAGTTCTCTTTGTCGCTTGATTGCTTCAATTGTTTCGCAAACTCTACGATTGGATCCTTCTCACCGAAGTTTTCCAACGAGATCATTGTGCGATTACCAATTCCATAATGAATGAATAACTCCTTAAAAGGATAAGCCTTGTTGTGTACCGAAGGAACGATACGCACTGCGTGTTTACCTACAGTCGGCTTCCATAAAATCAAAGTCATATCTCGCTTCTGACCACCTTGTCTTTGATTCTGCAAGGCGCCAAGCTTAGACTTGATTGCACTTAAATCCATTGCCATAACTCTATTGTTTTTGTTAATTAATTGCTTCTATATAAAGATAGGAATAAAATCCTTCTTAAACAACTACAATCTTGTGAATCTTAGTTCCAAGTGTCTTTAATTCACTTCCCTGGGTAAGTAATACCGTGTTTGAGTAGTCTTGCCAATTGATGCGGTAAGATGTATCCAAAACTCCTTCGTTAAGAGATTTGATAAGTAAATTAAGAGAGTTGATTGTATAAAGAGTGTTAGTCTCTTTTTTTCTATGTAGTAATATCGTGTTAGGTAAAATTCTTGTACTACTTCCTTGAATTTCGATATTATAGGTGCAGAGATACTCGTCTGAATCCTTCGACTCCAAAACGAATATTTTATTATACATAATAGCGTATTCAGCTTTGATTGTCTCCAGGGTAACCTCTAATCCGTCTTTGGAGCTGAATGTGCAAAACAGTTTGTTCATTAAATCTTCTTGTTTAATTGCTAGACTGCTTATAAATAGTTTATTTTTGTCCAAAGTCGTAGTTTTTGCCTAGTTGGCCTTTTACTAAATAATTGTCTTCCTGTAAGATATCCCTAATTTGATCGAGTACACCCCTGCCATCTTCCTTTGAAAAATCAACCAAAATCGAGTCGTAAACTACTAAAACAACCCTACTTTTCATGTCTTTTAGCAGTTCTTTCAATTTTAGCAGTTTTTTAACGTTATTAACGGTTTCTAGGCATTGTACATAATAATTGAATAGCTTCTGTGGATTGAATTCTACAGCTCTTAAATACCTTCCATTTGGAAGTACAATGTATTTTTGATGTTGCCCAGTTTCCCACATATCCTCTATGAAAATGACTACTTTGTTAAAGAACTCAATTCGTCTATACTCAGATTCAACACCATTGTATAACTGTCTGAAGGTTATTTTCTTTGATTCTTGGTACTCTTCTGGAGTTAGTTCTTTCTTATTAAAGTACTGTTGACCTAAATAAGTGTGTATGGATACGTTGGTTGGCAGTTCAAAACCTATCGTATTTGCAATTAACCTTAAATGATATCCATCAAAGTCAAACTCAACAAACACATCGTTTGCAGGAATGAAAGCTGCTCTTGATTTGTCTTTAGGTAATGCTAAAAAGTTAATACCGTTATAAGCATTAGTAGGTCTTGCTGTGATGTTAAATAAGTTATACTTTGTGTATATCTTACCATCCCTAATTGAATTAGATTTCCAAGTTGGTTCATAGTATTTATCAAATATTTTTTCGTTAATTTTTATACCTTGTTGTTCTACCCATAGGTAAGCTTCTGTATAATTGTGTATCCAATCTAAATTGTCTGGTACTCTAGCTATGAAAGGTAAGGCTGATTCAAACATACACTCACATCTCTCATAGTGTTTAGCTATAGGTAAAACACTATTAACATTCTCCACGTACTTATGCTTGTGGTAAAAATCTTTGTGAACATTTGTATAGCAATCTAGATCTATAATGGATCCTCTTTCATCTAACATTGTATGGTAGACATCAATAAGGCATTCACGCTTATCAAAAAAATAAGAATGCCATTTCTTATCCAATACAAATACTTTAAGAAAGCTTTGGATAAAATCTTTTACTTGATTCCAATCTAAAGAAAAACCCTCTGAGTGGTTTATTGGAATAATATATCCTTTGTTAAAATCGTTGAAGTAAATTACGGAAGGAGATGTAAGGGAAGGATGAGCATCTTCGGATAGACTAATGATGTCTATAAAACATCTTGTGCCTATCTCTAGCTTGTCTAATTGCTCTTTAGTTTCTATAATAAAATATGCCATTTGTACAACCTTTATTTTAACTAAAATACAACATTTAAGCTACTAATCCAACAAAGTATCTGACTTTTTCAAATTATCTTGCCACCACAAAGGTTGTAAGTTGGTATAATGGAAACTGCCTCCTTTTGATATTGGGTGTATGTGATCTATTTCCCAATCACCGTAGTTATCCCAAGACATTCCTTCCGTAAACTTGGATTCGATGTGATATTTTAAGTATTTATAATCACATCCTAAATAGTCTACAGCACTTCCTAGTTTTTTCTTATTCTGTGATTTCAAACATTCTCTCATTCTAGATCCCACACTAGCTCTAAGCCTATAAAGAGGGTCAAATTTTAACTTCTTATTATAATGTCTTTTTTGAATCTCTTGTACGTTTTCTCTATTTTCCTGTCCCCACTTTTTAAGATAGCTTCTGTAGTAATCTGGATTTAACCTATAGTAGTATCCTGGATTTTCTTGCCTTACTTTTTTTCGAATAGCTTTTTCACAATCCTTACACTTAGATTGTAACTTATCTTTTGTTTTACTATGTTTATAGAATTCAGTGAGAGGCTTAGGTGTCTTACATATGTTGCAAACTTTCATACTAATAAATAGTTGAAGATTCACATAAAATACATACTAGGTACTTCTCAAAATGATAACGGCTAAACTGTTGGCTTTGCAAATTTTGTATAATCGCCACCAATAAATTCTACAAGTCCTTTAAAGGTTAAAGCTTTTTGCTCTGTAACTCTTCTATTGGTATTAATAATACCACCTTTAATTTGATACTGAGAAACTCTTGTATCGTTTAATGGTCCAGTTAATTGCCACAACATACTTGTTGTTTCGTATACACGAAAGTTAGCAGGTAGGTTATTGTTTTGAATATTTGCGTAATCACTTTGTGATATCTCAAAAATGTAACCAGGACCTGTTACTATCTTGGCAAAGTATCTTGTAAAGTATCCAACTTGATAATCCAAAGCAACTGGTATTGGATAGTATGGTTTAATGTCTTGTAAATTAGTACGTGCTACGCCATCTGTGTTTTGAGATAAGGCAACATTGTATTCACTAAACTTGAAGTTGCCAGTTATGTCTGGGTTTCCTCCTAAGGTAGGTGAGTTAGTATCTGGTGAAAGTTCTCTACGTGTTAAGAGTTCGTTAGTTCCAACAACAGGATTAGCTCCTGTATAAGCTTCACCTTTATAAGTTAAGTAATACTTACCTGTATAAAATTTTCCATTAGGTAAAACATAAACGTTCCCTCTCGTGTAGAGATCAGTTTTAACTCGTGATAATGGATAGTACTTTATCATTAGGCTTGGTTATAAAATCTTTCTGCTGTTTTATAGATAGCTAGCTTAGAGTTAAAAGTAGCAGTTCCTTTTGTATAGCTTGCTTTGTCAACTGGAGACCACCATGAGCTAATATACTTAGCAGTCCACTCATCTCCTGTTTGGCTTGAAGCAAATCCTTTTGCTCTAATACGGTTTGCCATAAAGTCTAAGAAAGCTTGAGGTGTTGAAAATGCAGCAAACATTCTTAAAACACCACCACTATCTCTTCTACAGAATTGTCCTGCAAAGCTTCCAAAGCCCCAAACACCTGAATCAGTTTGAACACCACCAAAGTTATTGCCACCCGCTGATCTAAAGTTATCTGCTCCTGACTTAGCTGCTTCTGCATAAATAACAGCAAACACAGCTTTAGCTACATCTGGGTGATTTGCTTTTAAGTATGCTGCTGTATCTTTTATTGAGAATATTTCTGTTTGTACAGTTTCAAAGATTGGTAAGTTTGGATACGAAGTTTTACAACCTGTTGCAGTAGTAATAGTTCCTGTAGCTTGTGATCCAGCAGGAGGAAGTTGAGATTCGTTTGTACCCGTAACAGTAGCTGTGCTAGTACCAGTAACTGGATCTCTTAACTTAATCATTTGACCTCTTACCTTAGTAAGCCATTGGTTGCCTTCTAAGGTATGAGACAATCCTACTACAGTGAAACCTACTTTCGTAAAACCATCAGTACCTCTTAAAGAGGCTGGTAGTCTTTGCTCAGGTATTGTGAATGCATTCCCCATTAGTATTCCACTAATGCCATCCATAGTTAAACTTAAGTTGGCAGGAATAAATGGTGCTGCTGTTGTAGCAGGATCTAATGCTTTTAACGTTCTAAAGCGATCAAGGTAATAAGCAACTGCAGGCGGTATTTGAGCTTTTGATACGTATCCGTTTTTATAAACCTGTGTTACGTGTTCGTTAAACTTTTTAACTGCCTCTTCTAAAGTATTAAGTCTTTTTTGTGCTTCTTCAGCTTGTTGTTTAGCAGTATCGGTTGTTATGGCAGATCCAGTTGTTAATGAATTTAACTTCACTGTCATAAAAGCATCGTCGTAGTTAGTATTATAAGTTCCAATTGGAGTAGCATCTTGAGAGTTAGCAGTCTGACCTCCTGATTGAGCTGATATTGCTATCATAGAAGACATCTTGGTACTCATGTTAGTTTTAAACTCCATTTCTCTAACTAAACTACCACTACCAAATATTTGCAACTCCATATACTCTCTGTTAGCTTTGTAGCTAGACTTATCTAACACAGAAGCTGCTTCACCTGCTAAATTAGGAGTATACTGATCATCCTTAATGATAATTGTATTGGAATCGTCTCTATAAGCAACTCTAAATACATTAAAGCCACCTGTTGCTTTAGTAATATCTTCCATCACTCTATCTAAGAAAGGTTTTAATATTACTGCTCCTTCTCTATCTCCCTGAACAAAGCGATCTGCTGTTTCTAACAAATACTGAACGTTAAGCAATATCTCCATCGTCTTTCCTTGATATGCATTGGTTGTTTTGAAAGAACCTATAAAAGCAGAGAATGGATTTTCTGTTTCGGGTTTAAAAGCAGCTGAACCTAATAAGGCTTGTATATCGGATGGAAATAATTCTAAATATTGTTTGTTAGTTGCTTGCAGAGGAATTAAGCATACTGTAGGATCAACAGTCATGTGTTGAGGTGCAGTTAAGCATAAGTTGTACTCTGGATGGAAATCTATGTAGAAGTAAGGCTTAATTGTGTTTAAATTATTTCCACTATTTGCACTCTTATTGTCAATAGACTCATACAACAAACACATATTGTTTAAGAATGCAAGAAGATATCCAAGCTTAATATAAACTGGAAACTCACCAGCATTTGCTTGAGTTGAGTTACCTTCTGTAAATTGGTATTTTAATAAGTATGCTCTACACAAACTCTTAAAGTCTACATTGGTAATGTTAGGAGCAATACTCTTATCAGCCATTAAGTTACTATTGAATCCTTTTTGAGCATATGTTGTTATGTCAAACTGATCTATAGTACCTACTGTTGGAGTAGTTGTTAATACATTCTTTAAAACTCCAAACTGATAAAATATCTTTGTGTTTTCTGTGAGATCAACTTCTATTACAGCTTTATTTGAATTTAAACCTTCAGATTGACCTTGAGCTTTCACAGCAACTAACATAGCATGTAAAGCAGAGTTAAACTTACTAGATTCTGCAGTTTGGCTAGGAGTTGCTTGGTTTTGTGCTCCTTCAGTTTCTCCTGTAGGATTTGCAGCACTTCCTACTTGTTGAACTACGTCTTGCTTTGTTGATGCAGCTCCAACTGTTTGAATTAAACCAGTATCGTTTGAAGTAAATACAAATTGAACCTTTCTACCATCCTTAGCTACACCTTCAAAAGTACCACGATATCCTATAAAGCTTCCCCACTGGTAAAAAGTTGAGGTATCTCCAGGAACAGTTACAATATCTAAGAAATCTAAAGTTACTTTTGGATTATAAGACCAATTCTCAATAGCTTCTAAAACTTGTTTAGTAGTATCTCCATTTCCAGACTTTGCTTCGTAGTAGATTGCGTAGAACTTTTGAGTAGGTACACCAGATGCTGATAGCACAGTATAGGGAAAAGGAGCGTAGAAGGATTTTGATACTTGTTCGTTTTGTTTTTGAACCCAATCTGTAACTCCAGTATTAGCGTATGACAAATACCAAGATAGATTACTCGCTAAAGCACTTAAATCTTTTGAACTTGTCCCTCTATTAGCAACTGAGTAACTTAGCTGTAAATTAACAGTTGAGGGACCTATATTAATTTTATCTAGACCTATATTCTGTACATATCTATCAGGTATGTTTCTTTCAGCAAGTCCTCTTAAAGTTCCTACATTAAGTGTTACTTCTTGAGAACTAAAACTTGCAGGAATAAATTGCCATGCTCTACCTTTTGCATTAGGACTTAAAAACAAACCTGTTCTTTGACTATTTAACTCAGCATCATACTTAGGTAGTTTACCTCCTGCAGCTTTATAAAAATAATCATAAGCAGCAGACCCATTTGCAGCTACATATTGAGAGCTTGGAAACTTAATTGTGTCAAGAAAGTTTGCAGGTGGTTTTACACCTTTACTAGCCTCATAAACTGTTTTAATACCATCAGCATTTTTAACTGGGTCTATTAAGGTAGGAGATAATCCTTGATCAGTACGAGCTTGTGCATCTGCAGTCTTTCTAGCTTGCTCTTGATCTTGTTCAATCTTTTGTTGAACTAAAGCCTGCTGCTGTTGTACTTTTACAAACAAGCTATCAGGCATTACAAAAGTCTGATTAATTCTAACTGTGTCAATAACTGAACCTAATCCAATTAATTTTACATTACAATCAAATCCACCCTCTGCATTAAAAGAAAAATAAAAGTTTGTTACAGTACCCAACATAGCTTCGTAGTTACCACTAGTTTGCTTATTCTTTTGAGTAATTAACTGTAGTACTGCTTCTTTGCTGTTAAGCTTTGGATTAAAAATATCTATTCCTTCTGTAGTTGTTACAAACTGTCCTTTATTGTTAAAATAATTTACATGACCCCATTCTAAAAGCATTGTGTATCCTAATCTAAAATACAAAGCTTCCATAACGTTAAGCTGAACAATATTCCAAACTTTAAAGCTAACAGTAGCTTCTCTTAAAGATCCTAACGTACCTTTTGATTCAATAGTAACTGAGTCAATACCTGGCATTGGTCTATAACCTTGTTGTTGTGTTCCACCAAGTCCATAAGCTCCATCAGGTCCAAATCCATATCTTAATTTGTAAGCACCATTATCGTATTGGCTGGTACCACCTTGAAGAACCCAATTCTTAGCCAAAGCATCAGGCGTAGTATATCCACCAGGAATTACTTCACCATCAAATAAGTTAGCATAAAACTTTTGAGCGTTTTGGTCTCTTGGATTAATTCTTACTGAAGAAGTAAGTCTTGTCCAAGACATTTTATTAGCTAAGAACAATAGCTGCTCATCAGTTCTTTTAGAAGTGGAGTTGTTTGCAGCTCTTATATTCAGTTGGTCTATAACATACTGCTTAAATGGAGCTCCGATAACGTTAGATAGTATCTCACCCGGCATTGTTTGTTCTATTATAGGTAACTAAAATTGATTGTATGTCGATTGGTATTCTTAATTGTACACCAATAGGAGGATAGATTGAATCTCCTGGTAATGAGTTTGCAGAAGCAATTATCCACCACAGACTTGAATCTTGGTAAAAGTCATATGCTAATAAATCTAACCTATCATCCACAGTTGTGATTACATAGTAATCCGTATCTGTTGGTGGAATATCAGGATAGACATTGGTAACGTAATACAAGCTACCAGTTGCATTTAACTTTGTTGTTTTTATAGTTTGATATCTAGATGGCATTGCTTTTTATTTTAGAAACCTCCAGTTGAGTTACCTATTACTCCTCCATTAACTCCTCTAATTACAGGACCAGCTATTAAAGTATTATCCTTAAGAGCTTTAGGAGGATTGAAAAGCATCTTACTTATTAAAGGAGTGTTTCCTTGAACTGGTGGTTTAGTCTTGTTTGATTTACGCTTAGGTCTTGATGGAGCTTGTCCTGGCGTAGCATTTTGGATTGCTGTTATGTTAGGTACAGTTGTAGGTAATAAAGTTGGTGGAGAAGCTAATCGCTGTCTCTCTGTAGATATGATTGAAGTATCTAACTTGGCTTTTGCTACTTGTGCTTTGTTTGTAGCTGAAGCATCTGGATTATCTATACCTGTATCCAAGTATCCATTATTAACAATAATTGGTACGTAAGGATTTTCGTAGTTCTCTCTTCTTGGTAAGATATCCATAATTGGTTTAAATGAACAATTCACAGTAACTACAAAAGGTAATTGAGCTACTTGAGTTTCATCAAATTGGTTTAATAAAATTTCCCAACCTACATTCGTATCCAACGTAATGTTTATGTTGTCTAAGAAGCCAGGCATTCTATAAACATAATCTCCAATTGTTAATTTAACAACTGATCCTCTCATGAAATTAGTAACAGGACCATAATCAGGATACACCTGAGATACTAAGTGATTTAACTTCTTATAAAGAGGTTTCATTTCACTTCTACTTTGTACTAATATTTTAAAAGTAAATGATAAGTCTCTTTGGAAACCTTGATAAGTTCTAAAAGTTTCACCTCGACCTAAATACTTAAATGTATTATAATCTCCTGTGTGGTTATCTTGAATAGCTCCATCTAAGAAAGCTCTAAAAACTAATGCTACTGCATCACCAGGATAATCATTTGACATACATTCAAATGCAAACTTAATTAAATCATCTGTTTCACTTCCACCAGCACTCCAAGGAGTTTGTGTAGAAGCATTAAAGTAAAATAAATTCTTTTGGTTTAATAAATCCGCACCACCTGGAACAGGCTCATCATAGCTAATTCTAGGAGTTGTGTTCTGTCCTGGATTACCAATGTTAAGTCTTTTCTCCATAGAGTAAACTTGGTAATCTGTGGATGGAGTACTTGTACCACCTTGTGAATCTATTAATTGATTTCTAAAGTCTTGTACTTCGGCTTGTAAAGGATTACCTCCAGGTCTTGTAGTTTGATCAGCTAATTGATCGTATGTAAATGCTATTCTTGAATAAACTTTAGCAGGTACAGTACTCGTAGCTCTTCTAATAATTGTAGAACCAATGCCATATACAGAACCAGGACCACCTTGATAGTTTAATATTTGATTCTGGATTGGAGAAATTCCTAACTGATCAACAACACCAAAACTTAAACCTTGAGTAAGTACATCTGTTGCACTAAATTGGAAATTGTTTGCATTTCTTAATTTAAGCGTCGTTAATAATGTTAATCTGTTTTGATCAGCAGTATTACTATTAGCAACAATGTATTGATAAGTTGTTTGAGGAGACTCATAAAGAGTTGGAGTAATTCCATGTCTGTTAAAATGAGCTCCTGTACCTTGTATAGCAACTTGTGCTAAAGTATTTAAAGGAGTATAAGTTCTTGTAGTAGGAAGTACTGCATTATCTAAAGAAACTCCTGCAAATTGAAAAGTATTGGGTACTTGGGTGTTTGGATTGGTTAATTGTAATCCTGTTTGCTTTAATGCAAACGTAGTACCACGAGGAGCATCCTTTAAGAAAGATTGTATTCTAAGTCTATCTATTTCACCAGAAGGTGTACTATATCTAAGACCACCAGGTTCTACAAGTTGTCCACCTCTAATAGGAAAGTCTAAACTTGTTCTATTAGTTTCATAATATCTTTGAAAAAACGCTAACGTATTATTATTAACAGTTTGAGGAGATACATCAGGAATAGGAGATTGGATGTAAGGTTGATTACTAGATCCTCCACCTGGTCGATCACTACCATAACGTAAACTCCTTAAATCTGTTTTAAAATTTACCAGGGGCATATTCTATAGTTTTACTTTTTTGGCATGAGAAGCTTTCATCTTCTCTATTGATTCTTGTGTGTGCTTTCTACCAGTCCAAGTTCCTGGCTTACCTTTATTCCAACCTACTTTTCCTTTTTTGGCATTAGACATTCTTCTCTTAGTTTCTTCGCTTAATTTTCTACCTTTTTTAGCATTGGACATTTTTTTCTTTGTTTCATCGGAGTGTGCATGACCTCGGTGTGCCAATCCACCTCCATCTGTCATATTTGCTAAAAAACCAGTTCCAAGATCCAATCTACCATAATCTTGTATCATACCAACCTCAATTACACAAGCTTCTTGCCAAGTACAACCTTCTACTAAAATATCAATATCGTACCCAACTTTGTTAATTATATTATGCCAATAACGATTCCTATTGGCTTTGGAATAAGCTCTTTGCTTTTGCTTTCCAATTCCAATGTAAAATACTTCATTAGTATCCAATCTTCTATGTTGATATACTATTGCCACTTTATTATCGTTTAGTAGATTTTAAAAAATCTAAATAAGTTTGAGTATCTCTCAAATTAAAAGTTATGTCAATAGGATTCTGAGCAGGATTAATTACTGCGGATGCATTAGGCACTGAGTATCCTCTTTGAACTATGGCTACGTTTTGAGGTGTTCCTTCAAAGATACCTGTTGGGTTAGTTTTACCTTGTTTGCTTAATTGCGATTTCTTAATCTGATTTAGTAATGCCATAATTATTGTATTGTGGTTCCTGGATCTTCCGATAACGTTGATCTTGTTGTACTACCCCATTTCTCTGTACCAACATAAGTTACTGATTGTACGTTGAAGATTGGTTTAGGTTGTGGAGCTGCTGCTGCAGCGGCACTTGCAGTTTTTTGAGACTTAGTACCTGCTTCAACAGTTCCACTAATAGAATCTGTACCACCGAAGTTTAAATTACTTCCCATGGTTCTTATACCACCACCAAATTCATTTGCTCCTGATCTTACTTTAGAAGCTAGTTCTTGGTATTTTAATTTATCTGTGCCTGGTAAATGACTTATGAAGTCTAATATACCACCAATAATATCTCCAATAACTTCAACAGCACCTGCTAATCTTCCAACAAGTGATTTTACAAAACTTTCTATTCTTTGTGGGTTAGTTAAAAATTCAACTAAACCAGACTTCTCTACAAACTGTACGAAGACTAATTTAATCTT